AAGATATGTTGGTAATGTAACAACTTGTGACGAGGTAGAAACTGTTATTGAAGATATGAAAAAAGAAAAACTTACAGAAGAAGAACAACAACAAGTTTGGGGTTATGCTTGTGTAAATGAAGAAGTACATAGGTTAAGACAAGTAGGTCAAGGATATGTTTTAGAAGATGTCAAATAAAGAAAATAAACCATTAAATAAAATTATTAGAGAAACTAAAGGTAACAAAAAATTTAAAGTATTTGTCAAAGATAAATCTAGTGGGAATATAAAAACAATTAGATTTGGAGATGCTTCAATGTCTATTAAAAGAGATGACCCAGCTAGAAGAAAATCTTTTATGGCTAGACACAAAGCAACATTGTCAAAAGTAAAAGGTCAAAAAAATCTTTCTCCAGTTTACTGGGCAGTAAGAAGCTGGAAACTGGGAACTAAGATATCTTAATCACCATCTCTCTTTAGAGAGGTGACTTATCGAAATTAAAAAGTAAAGCCACTTACGAGTGATAACTTTTCTGAGTCAATACTAGATAGGGTAACTTAACACTAAACTAACAAACATAATATAAGGAGAAAAATTATGAGTAATGCAACCCCATCAAGGTTAGGTCAAGCTCTAGCTACTGGTGATGCTAATGCTCTTTTTCTAAAAAAGTTCAGTGGTGAGATTTTGTCAGTATTCCAAAGAGAAAATATGATGTTGAATATGGTACAAAAAAGAACCCTGACTCAAGGAAAAAGTGCTTCATTCCCAGTTACTGGAAAGACCACTTCAAGCTATCATACTATTGGTAATGAGATTACTGGAGATGCAATTAAGCATCAAGAGAAGATTATCAACCTAGATGATATCTTACTATCAAGTGCTTTCATTGGTGAGATTGACGAGCTGAAACTACATTATTCTGTTCGAAATATCTATGCTAGTGAACTTGCCAGAGCCTTGAGTACGAGAGTAGACAAGCACTTGTTATCACTAAGTGTTTTAGCTTCACAAGGAAGTGCAAACATTTCTGGTGACACTGCTGGTGGTTTAGAAATCACTGATGCAGACTGTGACACTAATATGGATTCAATGATTGCATCTATCTTTGAGGGTATTCAAAGACTAGATGAAAATGATGTTCCATCTACTGATAGAGTCATTGTTGTATCCCCAGACATTTACTATAAGTTAGCTAATGTTGATAAGCTGGTATCAAGAGATTTCAGTGACAACAATGGTGACTTTGGTAAAGGTTCAGTAGTAGCTATTGGAGGTGTTCCAGTTATAAAATCGAACACTGCCGTAGATACATTTTCTGACCAAAGTGGTGATTCAACTACTGGTCAAAACAATACTTATACTGGTGATTTCCAGTATCATAAAGCAGTATTGTTTCACAAAAGTGCATTAGGTTGCTTAATGGCTAAAAACTTAGTCACTGAAGTAACTTACGACCCAAGACGACTTGGGACACTAATGACCTGTAGAATGGTTATGGGTGCTGGTATTTTAAGACCAGAATCAGCCGTATCTATTAAAACACAATAATAGACTAGGAGATAGGGGAGTGTAAAAGCTCCCCTACTTTATATATGACAATTACACATAGAACTACTCAGCTAGAAGCCGTTAATACAATTTTATCTACTATTGGTGAAGCTCCTCTAAATACACTTGTTGGAACTTTACCAGTTGATGGTACTGTAGCTAAAAATGTATTGAATGAAGTGTCTAGAGATGTTCAATCTGAGGGTTGGCATTTTAACACTCATTATAAAGTTCAATTACCAAGAAACACAAACAACAAAATCCCACTAGCTACAAACATTGTTAGAGTAGAATTAAATCCAAGAAAATATGCAAAAACAAATTTTGATGTAGTACAAAGAAATAATTTTTTATATAACTTAGCAACTAACTCAGATACATTTGATGAAAATTTAGAAGATGTTGTTGTAGTTTATTTACTTAATTTTGATGATATACCAGAACAAGCAAAAAAATATATTACAATAAGAAGTGCTAGAATATTTCACGATAGAACACTAGGAGCTAATGCTTTACATAAATTCACAACTGAAGATGAAAAGAAAGCATACTCTATTTTATTACAAGCAGAATCTAATACTGGTGATTATTCTATATTTGACACACCAGAACAAGAATATGTAATTAATCGATTTAGAGGTTTCTAATGCCTTTAGTATCAAGAACAATTCCAAACTTAGTACAAGGGGTTAGTCAACAACCAGAAATATTAAGACTACCGTCACAAGCTGATGAACAAGTTAATGGCTTTAGTTCTGTTGTTGAGGGGTTAAAGAAAAGACCACCAAGCAAACATATTGCTAAAATATCAACAACAAGTTTTGCTAATTCTTTTGTTCATACTATTAATAGAGATGTTACTGAAAGATATGTAATATCTATATCTGCTAATTCTATTAAAGTTTTTGAAATTGATGGAACAGAAAGAACAGTAGTTGCACAAACTGGTGCTTTAAATTATTTAGATGCTACAAACCCTAAACAAGATTATGTAGCAACAACAGTTGCTGATTTTACTTTTATATTAAATAAACAAAAAGTACCTCAATTTGATAGTACAGTTACATCTGGAGCTAAAGTAGAACAAGCAGTATATACAGTTTTACAAGGAGTTAGTTCAGCTAGTTATAGTTTGACAATAGACAATACTCAATACACTTCTGGAGGTTCTACTAACGGTGAAACTATTAGAGATAATTTATTCTCAGCAATACAAGGTAGTCCCCCAACAGATGTTACTGTAGTCAAGATTGGTGTAGGTAGTATAGGTATTACAAAATCATCTGGAACACTAGCAGTTTCTTCATCTGATGGTTATGGAAATGATGCTTCTCAAGTAGTTAAAGATACAGTACAAAACTTTTCTGATTTACCATCTCCAGCTATAAACAATATGGTTGTTGAGGTAACTGGAGATGCTGGAAATACTTTTGATAATTACTATGTTAAATTTGAAGAATTTCAAGATGGTGACGGTGTTTGGAAAGAAACTGTAAAACCAGATATACAAGTTGCTTTAGACCCAACAACATTACCTCATTCTTTAATTAGAACTGCTGACGGTAATTTTAGATTTACACAATTAGACGGTACAACATATCAAGTAGATGGTACTGATTTTACAACACCTAAGTATGGTCAAAGAGTAGCTGGTGACGAAGACTCAGCTCCTACTCCTAGTTTTATAGGTAGAAAACTAAATGACTTATTCTTTCATAGAAACAGACTAGGATTCTTGTCAGATGAGAATGTTATTATGTCGAGAGCTGGAGAGTTCTTTGATTTCTTTCCAGAAACTGTAACACAACTATTAGACACTGACCCTATTGATATTGCTAGTACACATACAAAAGTTTCTATACTTAGACACGCCATTTCCTTTGATGAAGAACTACTATTATTTAGTGACCAAACACAATTTATTATGAGTGGTGAAGCTACTCTGACTGCTTCTAATGTAGCTATAAATGTTGCTACAGAGTTTGAAGCTGATAGACAAACAAAACCAAAAGGTGCTGGTAGTAATGTATTCTTTACATTTCCTAAAGGTGACTTTACTGGTATGAGAGAGTTTTTTATTGCTTCTGACACAGATACAAAACAAGCAGATGATATAACTGCAAATGTTCCAGTATTTATACCTAAAAATGTTTTTAAAATTACTTCAGCTACAAATGAAAATATATTAGCAATATTAAGTTCTGATTCACCCAACTGTATTTATATTTATCAATATTATGTATCTTCTGGGAAAAGATTACAAAGTGCTTGGCATAAATGGGATTACGGTTTAGCTACAACAGATAATATTTTAAATATAGATTTTATAGAAAACACATTAATTATTGTTAATGAAAGAAGTGACGGTGTTTATCTAGAAAAGGTTGATGTGTCACCAGCTAGAGTTGATACTGGAGCTACTTACTTAACTCACTTAGATAGAAAATTATTAGAAACTGAAGTAACAAAAAGTTATGATTCAGCTACAAATATAACTACAATCACTTTACCTTATGTAATTAATAACACTATGAAAGTAGTAGGTAGGGTTGGTGGAACAAACAAAGCTGGTAGAGAAATTCTAACTAATACACAATCTGGAACTTCAATTACTGTATCTGGTGATATTACAAATTTTAAATTCTTTGTTGGTGAACAATATGAATTTTTATTTAAATTTTCTCAACAATTTGTACAACTAGCTGATAGTAATGGAGCTAGAATTTCTGTTAAAGAGGGAAGATTACAAATAAGAAATTGGAGTGTTTCATTTAATAATACTGGATTCTTTCAAACTGAGGTTACACCAAAAGCTAGAGATACAAGTTCTTCTACATTCACTGGAACAATAACTGGAGCTGGTTTACTTGGTACTGTAAATCTCGAAGATGGAGATTTTAAATTTTCAGTTCAATCAAGAAACGATAATTTAAGTATAGTCCTAAAAAATAATTCGCATCTTCCTAGTAATTTCATCAATGCAAATTGGGAGGGATATTATGTCACCCAAAGCCAAGATATCTAAAAGAGTAGAAGACTATGGTTACTTCAGACTCTCAAAATTATCTGATGCTAAGATACTTGCAAAGACTCTTAGATACGAGGACAAAAGGGAAATTATCAGTGCAAGTGGTAATACTCCACTTATGGCAATATCTAATGGAATATCTGAATCTACTTTATGTTTTACTATTTGTAATGTACAAAACATTCCTATTGCTATTTTTGGAGTAAATGTATTTGGAGCTATATGGTTTTTAGCAACACCAGAATTAGAAAAAATATCAATACCATTTCTTAGAGAATGTAGAGGAGTGGTCAACAACTTTCACAAAACTTATCCACTTTTATGGAACTATGTAGATGCAAGAAATACATTACATATTAAATGGTTAAAGTTTTGTGGCTTTAAATTTATAAGAAAACTTAACTATGGAGTATTAAATAAACCTTTTTATGAGATTGCAAAATTATGTGTGAACCAACAACAGCCGTATTAATAGCCACTTCTGTTGCTTCTGCTGGATTATCTTTCTATCAGAACTATCAACAACAGAAAGCCGTAGCTCAACAACAAAGAAGACAAAATGATTTAGCAAGAAAAAATGCTATTCAAAGATATGCAAATGAACAATTAAAAATTCAGCAAGTTGTTGATGAGGGGTTAGAAAAGAAATATCAAGCTTCATTAAAATCTAGAAAAGCTAGAGCTACTGCTAGAAATGTTTTTGGAGAAAAGAACATAGCTCTAAGAGGAAGTGCAATGTCAGTTTATAGTGACTTCTATAGAGTAGAGGGAAACTATATGGCTTCTGTTGATAGAAACTTAAATAATAACATTGATCAATATGAAAGAAACTTAGAAGCAATTAAGTTTGGTGCTGAAGCACAAAGCACCTATGTAACACCACCAAATCCTATGTTGTTGTTTGCTACTGAATCTTTAAATTTAGCTAATAAATATTATGGATTTAAATATGCAGAACAACAAAGAGATGATGATTTAAAAATGATAGAAGCATTAAACAGATAAGGACACAAAGTTAAAATGGCAAAAAGAAATAATCCCCAACTTCCAAGCTTGAATCTGAACCCAGAACTTCCTCAAGTAGTGGTTAGAGATTTTGATTTATTTTATAGACCTCAAGTAAAACCATTACCTCAAGGTTTAGAACAATTTACAAAAGCTTTAGAAAATTTTGCTAGTGACGGTCTTACTAAAAATGCAATTTTAACTAGAGAAAAAATAAGAAAAGAAGAAGAAGCAGAAGCTGAAATTGAATATGAAATAGGAGAAGATATAGACTTTGGTGACGGTACAGAGAAACCAGAGGAAAAACCTAAAGAAGAAAAGAAATCTAAAATAGATGTAACACCATTAAATAATAACATTAACGGTAAAAAAGCTGACGGTAGTTCTATAAGTACAGTTAGTAATGCAATAGAAGAAAGAAACCAATTTAAAAATATACTTGCTGATAAAGTTAAAAATAAAGAGATAAAAGAAACAGATAGTCCATATTACAATTTAGTAAGTAACAAACTTCAACTTAAAAATTTAGGTCTTAATGAATTTTCTACTTATGCAATCAGAAGATTTGAAGAAGATGGTATTAAGAATGATGTATCTGATGGAGCTTACAACAAATGGTATAGAGGAATTCTAAAAGATTTTTTCTTTGAAAATAATTTAGATGCTTTTCCACCTCAGCTATTAAAAGAAACATTTTTTAAATCTACTACTTCAGTAAATAATACTATTAGAAATAGCTATATTCAAAATGTACAAAAACTAGCAACAGATAAATTTAACAGTCAGACTGCAAGTATATTAGCTGGGTCATTTAAATTACATCAAGACAAAGACAATCCAGATTGGCATATAGCTCAAGATATAAAATCGAATCTTTCTGAAGTCTATAGTATCAACAAGAACCCAACAAAGTTAAAAAACATTGTTAAGTCTTCTTTGCAAAATTTTATTGAACAATATCCAAATGATTACAAAAATCAATTAAGAATGATTGATAGTATTTTGCCTAAAATAGAATTTGTTGACGGTACTAAATTTGTAGATAGTGACGAGATGACTCAATTCTTATCGATAGAAAAAGCAAAAATATTAGACAATCAAGCAAAAGAACAAAATGCAAAAGCAACTTCTATTAGAAGCAGAGATGTCATTGCAACTGATTCACTTGTACAAAAGTTTGATGCAATGAGTGAACAAGAGAGATATCAATACTTATATAGTCCTAATGCTCTAGTAGATAAATCTACTCTTGAAATAGAATTTATAAGAAATCAAAGAAAAAATGTAGGTGAAACAGATGAAACTACACAAAAGT